CGAAAACCATTTCAATGTCATGTCAAATCCTATTGCAGCAAGGAGTGAAGCGATCACGGCTAGCCTTGCTAGCCTTGGCATCGCTGACGCCTACTACGATAAGTCGACGGAGACGAACGAAAAGGCTAAGAGCTTTACCCTGGAGGAAACCGGGAAGATGCTCGAGAAGAAGGTTGGGATCGGCTTGGCGCCATCCATTGTGATGGCGCCGGCTGTGAAGGCCGGCCTGGTGTTCAATGAGGGCGCGCGGTTGAGATTGCTCGCGATCGCCCCGGACTCCAAGCTGAGTTTCAGACTCCGCAGCCTGAAAGCAACTCGAGTCAAGAACAGGCTAGTCAAACTATGTTCCAAATATGCGATAAGCCGTAGCGAAGACGGCCGTCTCATTGGACAGGGTGACTTATCTGGGCTCGACGACTTGGCTGCTGTTTCTGTAGCTACTCAGCACAGGTTTATGGTTAGTGGTGGGACAGCTTATGCAATGAATCGCATTAAAACTGCGGTTCCTGATGCGGGCAGGTCCATGTCGCTTAAGCCTGTAACCAAGAGGGAGGCCGACATCGCGTATTACCAATGCGGGATGTTTCACGGAACAGAGTGGGAGAAGACCGGGCCCACACCGGAAGCCTACAGGGTGCTGTGGCCGTTGACGAAAGACGAGACAGACACAGGCGCAGCGGTCCATATAGTGAAAGCCGCCTCGCTTGGTCTACCGTATTGCGCCAAAGGCAGCAACCCTGAAGCACTTGAAGCTTGCTTAGGCAACGTCAAGTACCTCATCCACGACTGGAAGGACAACGCGGCTGCCAAGTATCATTTGGCAATTGAGAGACAGCCAATCTTGGTGACCTTTCAAGGGAAGACCAAGACGGACGTCTACTCCCGAGCAAAGATCGATGACCTGAAATTGCGGTTTTACACCGTCATGCCTGGTCACCTGAAACTGCTCTTGAGCCGCGTCACCCAGCCCTTCGGGAAGGCCAAAAGAACGTTGTTCGATGTCATTGATGGAGATCATGATGTCGCCAACTTTCACTCGGCACAGAAGATAGGCATGACCCAGGACGGACCACAGCACATTATGCAAAGCCTTGATGTGCAGCTCCGGACTCACGGATATGCCTATCTGCATTGTGGAGATGATGCAATTTTCTGCTATTTCTCCGACGATGCCAGCCTCGAAGGCGATACGAGACTCGTAATGTTCAAGATCGACGCCAGCAACTACGATCTGACGCAGCGTTACGACCTCACCAGTGAGCTGGATAACCGAATCGCGCAAGGAATGAGCTTGATCGACCGCAACTTGGCGGAGTTGTGGCAGGCAATTTTTGCCAAACGTCTCGTCAACATCCACATGTCGGGTGTTGTTAAGATGACAGGGATCGGAGCTTCGGGCTTGCCCCTGCAATCCGAGAAGAACGACATGCTCATGGACGTTTGTTGTCAGAGGATCGCTCAGAAGCTTCAGGCGACGCCATGGAATACCCGGCACAAGCTTGAAGCCACAGAGGCCGCACAACAAGCCTGGAAAAGGCTTACCGGAAGGGAAGAATTCTACGAGCACCGCCATATGTCGCGGTGGGATTACGAAACCGTGCCACGGCGATTCGGTTCAGTATGCCCCCTGGAATCGCTTCCTATCCGCGGAGGCGTGGAAGGACAGACTTTTGCGGGCAGGAGCTACAAGAATACACCAGCCGAGGTTGGCAAGATTATCGAGAACGTTGCGTCAGGCCTTGGCCTGAGCATTCGTCTCGAGAATCTGGTTACCTCGAACCCGGTGTACCACCCGCACGGCGCCGTGTTCAAGACGGTGATCGAGTCGGTCCCAGAGGGTTTTCCCTTCCTGGGGTACCGAATCGTCCCGGCCACGCGGCTGCAGAGAGGCACGGGGAATCCTATTGTCGACCTGGCTCAAGCGGTTATGAACCGTGATACCAAGGAGGCGATGGATTTAACCGACAAGCTCTTCCATGAGGCTCAACCAGGAAACCGCGAATACCCTCTTTTTACGGCCGTTGCGTGCATCGATCGCTTCGCGCTGTCGATCCAGTACGCACGTAAGGGATGGGTGAAAGACAGGGAAGAGTTCGAGGCTTACAACGAACAGCGCATAGCGTCGACGATGTTGAGCCTAGGAGGACACGACCACACCAAGTGGGCAGAGATCCGAAAGGAGCTTGACACTATGGTATTCGCCGACCTGGATGAGAAGCGGCTTAGGCGTAAACTGCCGCAGACAGAGACAGAGGCTTTCGTGGATAACGAGGACCTCGAGGTTCCTGTTACGCTGCAGGAGTTGCGGGACGCTTCGGCAAAGCTCTTCAGTCCTCTGGAGAAGCAGAAACGCCGTCAACCGATCAAGGTAGCGGTGGAGACCCTCGATGACGTCATGAACCGTCCTGAGATTGGTTCATGGGCGGACATCGATGAGGTGTACACGCTTCTTCCAGAGGAGAGATGGTTGCAAGATGTGGCTGAGCCCAACACGGTGAAGAACCTTGAGTTGGGCCTCCGTCCTGCTACCCTCGCAAACTGGGGCAAGCCGCCGCCAACCAAAGCCGTCCGAGACAACTTTCGCCCGGACAGACCTGCTCCTGGAGGAGGAGGTTCGAAGACGAAGAAGCGCCGCGCCAAACGCAAGGCGAAGCGAGGAACGGGTTTCGACGAAGAGTCGACCCAGCGCTACTTCGAAGAAGAACGCGAGAAGGAGATAGAGGAGGAAGAATTCCTTGAGTTCCTTAGCCATGTGGCTCGGGGCTCGCGGAAACGGGCTTCCGAAGGGGAGGATCGCGATTAGCGATTCTCTCACCTCGCGCCCCTTAGATAGGGAAGAGTGGCTTGATATTCACACTATAACAACGAAGACTCTGGTATTTAATATTACCCCGTAGGGGAACACCCACACCACAATCATGAAGAATGCAAAGAAAAACAACAACAACAACAAGCTGCCCCAATCCAAACGGATGTTTCAGGGCGGTGCTGCCGATAGTTTATCCGCGAAGATCGATCGAGTATTGTCGCGAATTCCTAAGGGCTCTTTTGCAGCTGCTGGGGGTGCTCTTGGAGGACCCGTCGGCTCGGCAGCAGGAGCGGCCCTATCGACAATCACCGGGTACGGCGACTACGTCGTGTCCCACAACACCATTACCAAGACAGGCGGGTCCGGTGCACTAGACATCGTGCCCAAATTCAGTGGTAAAGGTGGTGTAGACTCGAATGTGCGCATCACCCATCGCGAGTACATTGGTGAAGTCACGGCACCCGAGGGTACCGGATTCAACGTGACTCAGTTTGCCATTACTCCCACCAATGCGAACCTGTTTCCTTGGCTCGCTGCATTTGCCAGGAAGTTCCAGAGGTGGAAGGTCCATGGAATGGCTTTCTATTACAAGTCGACCAGCACTGACTACAACAACAACGGCATCATCGCAATGACGGTCAATTACGATCCCTCCGAGCCTAGTTACATCAGCATGCAAGGCATGATGAACTCGAAGTTTGCGGTATCAACTAAGCCATCGATGAACCTTGCTGCTCCTGTGGAATGTGCTCCATCTGAGTCACCACAAGCTGGTTACTTCATTGAGCACGGAGTTGAGACCCTCGGTGCTGAAATTCGGCAGACCTGTAAGGGCATGCTGAACGTAGGCACCGACGGGCTTAGCGTTGCCCCAGGGACTATTGTGGGACAGCTCTACGTCACGTATGACATCGAATTGATGTATCCGTTCCACAGCAACGTCCAGGAGCCACCCATTCCGTTTGGATCTTCGTGCACATATCTTGGAGGGGCAGACGACATCCCCTTCGCAAACCGTGAGCTACCGATCATGAATGGCTTTCCGAATGCACCCGCGGACCGTCTATTGTACACTTCGTACTACACGACGACCACAGGCCCGCACCGGATTGACGTGCAGGGCACTCCTGGCCATATGAAGTTTCAGTTTGCGCAAGCCGGCAGGTATCTCTTGCTGTGCTTGTATCAAAACCAGACTATCGCCATGGCAGGTGAAGTCTCAATCAACAACGGGTCCATCGCTGGTCAGTCGAGTGTTGCTACCATAGGCTCTGCTGAAACCAACAAGTGTGCCTGGGCACGTGTCGTTGTCAATGCAGCTGCTGGTAGCGTTCTCACCTGGTGGGACACCTCATATGAAGGATCAGCGGGTCTTTGGATATTCGCCGACAAGTTGACCTAGCAACTACCGGTAACACCACAGCCTCCCGAGGACATATCTACGGAAATTGTCATTGACCCCGTTTACCCTCAACCCGCTTACTGGTCGTTGGGATGGTCTAGTGATGCACTGACCGAACCAACTCGCATTGGCTCTTCTCAGTTTCCGGGATCTAACGAAGGTGAGTACGTTGTCTGGGAGATATGGGGTTATCTCGATAAGGATGGCTTGTGGACACAGTACTACCAGCCCGCCACCTAGGCAGCACGTTTTTACCACTTGCTATAGTTTAAAGACTCAGGGAGAGTCACCGTCAAAACACGACGGCACACATCGGTTCGACTCCGAC